CGATGCGCGCGACGCTGGCAGGTCCACCAGGTCCACCAGGTCCACCAGGTCCACCAGGTCCACCAGGTCCACCAGGTCCACCAGGTCCACCAGGTCCACCAGGTCCACCAGGTCCACCAGGGATTCGACGCGCGCGGCGCTGGCGAACCCCTGCCCCGTGCGAGGTGGGCGAGGGGTCCCAGAGAATTCCGCGCCAGGATATTTGGTTTCACTTCACCAAAAATTGAATTTACCAGGAAAATCAACGATTTAAGATGAGAATGCGTCTCAGTACCACGCGCGCGTCGCGCGCTACGCCTACGGCAAACAAAGCTCTTGACAGAAAACGAGGTTACGTTAAAATAATCGCATCACTGTTACTGATTTCCCTTAGTGCCAGTGTAGGTCACAAAGAGGTCACGCCGTCGTAGCCTCGCTTACCCGACAAGGTTCTTAACAGCGCAAACGGATTGGGAGCAGCCCAGTCGACATACGCAGTAAGATTAGACCGAAATGCCTGGCCTCTCCTCCCACCACGATTTAGTCCTCGTCAAATGGGAGAGGCCAGGAGCCAAACGCAAATCACGTATACCGCACCGCCATCGCGCCAGGAGCACAGATGATGAGATTTAAGCAAGGCACCACATTGGAAGGAGCGAAGCCTGAGATCCTGAAGGCTGCTGAAATTGTCCGAGCCCACTTGTGGGATATGGGTATCGAGTTGGTGATCACCTCTGGTACGGAAGGCGACGTGAGTGATGGCGTCCACAAGAAGACATCAAAGCACTACACCGGTGAAGCGTTCGACTTCCGAATTTGGCAGTTCAAAGAAAGCCAGCTACCACTGGTGGTGAGCAACCTGCAGCGTAAGCTGGGGAAAGACTACGATGTAGTGCTGGAGAAGACTCACATCCACGTTGAGTACGATCCGAAGACAAAGGCCCAGGCCAGAGTGAAGGAAGCGACCCGTACCGCGAAGACGGTGATCGATACGATCGGTGGGCTGCTGACTACGCTGATCCCGTTCTATCAGACGTTCAAGAACCTGTGGAAGAAGATCCGAGGTAAGTAAGCCATGGCAGGTCAGGCTCCTGAAGACATCAAGCTGACTGAGAAACAGCAGGCGATGATCGACGCGCTGATGAAGAACCCGATCTCTGAGGAGACGGTCGAAGAGATAGCGCTGAGAATCGGGACTTCCAGAGCGAACTTGTACAATACGTTCAAGGCGGTGCTGAAGAAGCTGGGCGTGAAGGAGATGAAGCGCCGGTTCGATAATGTCCGTATCCACAAGATGGTTGACTATCAGCTGGAGCGGAACCCTGGCAAGGTGAATACTAAGTCCCAGGCTGAGCGGAACCGGGATGCCCAGGAGATCAAGCAGAAGGCGCGTCAGGCGTACAATGCTGAGCCTGCCACAGCGGTGTTGTTGAAGCCGAAGTCGTACGGGGTCGATGTATCCGACCTGGACTCAGAAGAAGCGTTCGAAAAGTTGTTGAGGATGGCTGAATTAGCAGGCGTCCCGAAATTGGTAGTCGACAGTTTAGCGACACGGATACGTCGCGGCATGGATGAGGGAGACTTCATGCCGGTCGATTACAAGGATGAGGATCTTTATAACGAGCTGAGGCAGAAGATCCGTCTGGTTATTTCCCACATCGACCATGTCACCGTAGGTGGAGCCAAGTTGGCTGAGCTGTCTACGATGTTTAAGACGATCATGGAGCAATTACAGTTGCTTGAAGGCCGTCCAACTGCGATACTTGGTGTTGCAGACCAAGAAAACATGGCTGATATCGCTGCTCGGTTCAATGCTGAGTTTGCCCGTCGCCAAGGGAGAACCATAGATGTCGAACCGCAAGACGAAAATCACTAAAGAAACAATCACACCTCTCTACGACAGCATCTTAGTCGTATCAAACGATACAGAGCACTTGAATAAATACCTGGCGAAGGCCTACCCAGGCGTCGAGATTGAGGTCATGCCGTCCGCAGGATCGGTGTCAGTATTCGACTGCCCGGACTCAGGTGCACGACTGCTGGCGATGGTATTAGACCACTGCACGATGCAGGTGCTCTGCCATGAGTCAATACACGCTGCGTTCCACGTTCTGGACAAAGTAGGGATCAAGGTAGATGCAGAAAATCATGAAGCACTGACCTACCTCACAGACTGGATTTTTGAATTCGCTCGTGTGAGCCTCAAGGTGAAGTAAATGGCCAAGTTTTCTGACTACACAGACGCCGAATTGGCGGCGATGTCAGATGAGGAATTTCAGAACTTATTCTCACAACTGACAAAGACCGTCGAGCAGGACCGGAAGGAAAACCAGCTGAAGTATTACAAGCCGGTATCCGAGCGTGCTCACAGGATTCACATGACGCCGGCAGACCTTGTTGGTATCGGAGGTGGTAACGGGTCAGGTAAGTCCGAGTCCACGTTGGTAGAGATGTTGACGTGCGCTACCGGCATATTCCCAGACTGGATGATCAAGGAGTATGAGAAAGAGTACGGAGCAGACTGGTGGAAATTCAAATCACCAGGGCCGATGAACTGCCGTGTGATCATCGCGTCGTTGACTTCAATGCTGGAGATGATGATGCTCCCGAAGCTGAAGTGGTTCGAGTGGACCGGTGTACTGCCTGAAGGCGGTGACATGGGGCACTGGGGCTGGATACCGAAGAAGTGTCTGATCGACGAGCAGTGGGAGAAAAGCTGGAAATCTAAGGCGAACACACTCCACATCCGCAGCTACCACCCAATAACCGGTGAAGAGCGTGGGATCAGCCACATTCAGTTCATGTCGAACGACCAAGATCCGAAGAACATGGTAGGTAACGACATCCAGTTCGTGATGATGGATGAGCCGTCCACGTATCCAGTGTTCCTTGAGAACCAGGCCCGTACGATGCGTGGTAATGGTCGGATATTCTTGTCAATGACATGGCCAGATGACCCTACGATACCGGTTGACTGGATATTCGATGAGATTTATGAACCTGGCAACCGTCAAGTAAAAGAGATGCACGAGACAGGGAAAAAGCCGTCCGTGGAGTGGATCGAACTGCTGACCAGGGACAACAAGCACCTGAATCAAGAGAAAGTTGAGCGTCAGGCCCAGCGCTGGAACGCTGAGATGCAGGCGGTACGTCTGGAAGGTAAGCCGATCAGGTTCAGCAACTTGGTGCACCCACTCTATACCGGCCCAGACTCAGAGAAGCAATGGTGTTTCGACGATAAGGTTGAGACGTATCTGGACGCTGAAGGCAACTGCATGAAGTGTGGTGGGCGGAACACTGTAGCGTTCAGCCACACATGGGACTTCGAAGTAAGTCGCAGCTGGCCGGTCGTCATGATTTTAGACCCTCACCCGCGTAAGCCACACATGATGCAGTGGGTAGCCGTAGATCCGAACGACAATTTCTGGCAGGTTGCCGAACTGCTGGTGGACGACACCCCGGACGAAGTTGGTCGTCAGGTCCGAGAAATGGAGTACGAATTTGGACTAAGTACACAATTAAGACTGATCGACCCCAATATGGGTCGGTCCCCGTCCAGTGCACGAGACAGGAACAGAACATGGCAGGATGAATTTGCTGAGGCAGGCATCCACTGCGAATTGGCAGATGACTCCAGCGTGGGACGTGCTAAGATAGACGAGTGGCTGAAGCCGGATGAGTTCACACACGAGCCAAGGCTGTACATCCACCCACGATGCGTGAACACCATATTCCAGATGAAGCGCTATCGTTGGGATGAGCACAAGATTACCCAGGAAAAGGAGCAGAAGCAGACTCCAAAACCTAAAGATGACGATTTCCCTAACAACCTGAAGTATTTGGCGAATAGAGATCCGTGCCACCAAGAATTCGCCAATGCTGGTAAGGTTATCAACACCAGACATAGGAAGAAAAGATGAGTATTTGTGAGGGCTGCGGCCAGGAGTCAGACGTACTTGAACCAGTAGGTGACGCAGAAAAGTACGAATTCTGCCAAATTTGTAGTAGTATAGCGGCAGAAATGAGAGCAGAAGTCAACGACTTAGACGAGATTTTGAGTCGCCAGTATGCAGATGGGGTGCAGGCTCTGCGAGAAAAGTACCGAAAAAAGCTGAACAACGTACCAGACGTGTCGGCAGATCAGGAGTAAAACATGGCAGACGAAATTACAGTCCAGCAAGAAGCCGGGATAAAACGAGAGCGGAAGCGCCCTAAGCTATTGAAGTTCGATCGTGACGAGATCGCCAATCGTGTAAACCAGTTCGCGGAAGACGACATCCACCAACGAGCTGAATTCATGGATGACCGGCTGCAGCGATACGCTAAATACCGAAACTGGGCTGAGCGGGACACAGGACCTTGGGAAGACTCAAGTGATGTGAAGATGCCGGACATGATGACACACTCAATGAAGCTGCAGGACATCCTGCACAACGCGATCATGTCCCAGGAGCCGCCAGTCACTGCCATGGCACGAAACAAAGGTGATAAAGGCAAGCAGGAGACGATCGATAACCTAATCCAGCACCAGCTGTTCGTTGATATGAAAGGCACCGAGATGATTGGTGAGCTGGTAGAAGCGTTCGTCAACGATGGCGTATTCACGGCGTTCACACCATGGATCAAAGAGAAGCGAGACATCATTGACTTGCGGATTTACCCTGAGATCCCTGAAACACAGATACCTAAGCAGTATTTTGTAGAACTAATTAAGCAAGAGTTCCCTGATGCGCTTGTAAAAGCACAAGAAAGCGGGTGGGACTTTGTGGTAAACGACGGGAATGAGACGTTCACATCGAGATTCTATACCAAAGAAAACGGCAACATAGAGATGGTGATGGAGCGTGAAGTAGATGTGTTCGACGGTCCACGTCCAATAATTAAAGACATTGACGACGTACTACACCCTTGGCGCGCGTCAAACTTACAAATGCCAAGCCCATCAAACCCTGGTGGAGCCGGGCATGTAATCTTACGAGATTTCCCAACACTAGATGAGATCAGACGCCTCCACAAATCGGGCTTCTATGACCTACTTACACAGGAAGAGCTGGATAGAATGGCTGAGGTCAGTGAGCGTCGCGACGACGATGCGTTCAAAGACCAGAAAGACGTTATGCAAGGCACGATCGACGACAAAGCTGCCAGGGATAAAAGCCACAGGACGCTAACGCGTTATATGTGTTTTGACGTTTACGAAGGCAAGGACGTGATCTGGTGGATGATCAAAGAGACGAAAACCGTCGTAAAAGCAGCACATCTGACTGAAATGTACCCGGCAAACCCACCACGCCGTCCGTTCAGCGAAGCATCTATGCTACCTGTCAAAGGCCGGCGCCTTGGTATCAGCTATCTTGAGATGATGGAAGGCCTGCACGACGTAAGCAAAGAGCTGTATGACCAGATGATTGACGCCGGTACAATCAAAAACAGCCCGTTCTTCTTCTACCGGAACAGCACTCAAAATCCTGAGAATATCAGCTTAGGTCCTGGCGACGGGTTCCCAATGCAGAATCCGAGAGATGATGTGTTCTTCCCAGCAATGAACAACGACCAGTCGTTTGGTATCAATATGCTGACGCTGACGGAGCAAATGCAGAACAACCTGACTCTGACAAATGAGCTCAGTTTTGGAGGCATACCTCAAGGATCAGCATCAGCACTTCGTACCGAAGGAAACATGCAGCTGGTACTTGGTCAATCAGAATCTCGACCTGAGCGGATTTTACGTAGGCTGTTTGAAGGTCTGGCTGAGATGTACAACCAGATCCACGAGCTGAATCAGCGATTCTTGCCAGACAACAAGAAAATGCTGATGACAAACAACGTAGACCCAGACAAAGACCCATACTCTGAGATCAAGGACCGGACAGACATCAAAGGCCGTATGGAGTTCGTATTCAACGCCAATATGCTGAATACCAGCAAATCAGGCATGGCTCAGGCGCTGAACCAGCTGTCTGCTGTCCTGGTATCCGACCTGATGGTGAACACCGGCATCGTAGGAGCTGACCAGATATACAACCTGGCAGAAGCCACGGTCAAAGCGCTTGGTCAAGACCCTCGTGACTTCATTCGTAAGCCGTCACCGCAGGCAGGAGGCACCTTGATATTCGCAGAAGAGGCACTGCT